CGCCGCGACGGCAGCGATACGGGAAAGCTCGACCAGCTCCAACAGGAAAGGGTCGTTGCGGAGACGAGAAAAGCCATGGCCCAGGCCGAACACTGGGAAATCAAGACGCGGGCCTTTTCCGGAGATTATGTTCCCAAGGAATTCTTTGAGCTCGAGCTGGCCAAGCGCGCCGCCGTGATCCGGAATGACCTGGAGAGTTTTGCCCGCTCCGAGTCCGCCGGCATCATCCACCTGGTGAATGGGGAGGACGGCAAGGTCTCCGACCTGGTCGACCATCTCCTGGACAGGATCGGCGATTTCCTGGAGCACTACGCGGAAGAAAAGGAATTCAAGGTGCCGCCGCCGATCAGCCTGTCCGGAAACGATGATATGCTTGCCGAAGATGAGGACAAGGAATGATCAACGCCGCCATGCCGTACTCCCAAAACCTTCAGCCACTCCCGCCCCCGCCGGACATCCTGATCTTCACCCCCGGCGAGCGCCGCATCTTCCGCAAGAAGGAGAAACTCATCATCTCCCAGTGGGCCGCCAGGTACCGGATTGTTACCAACGGTCCGAAGATAGGCCGCTGGGATAACAGCGTCACGCCCTACCTGGTCGAGCCCATGGATACCCTGAACCTTCCCTGGGTGCGCCAGATCATCCTCCAGTTCGCCCCTCAGACGGGCAAGACGCAGGTGGCCTTCAACTTCCTTCTCTACTGCATTGACCAGGACCCCGGCCCCGCCATGTACATCATGCCCGACGAGAAGGTCACGAAGCGCATTATCCGCCGGCGCATCCTTCCCACATTCCGCGGCACGCCTCGGATCGCCGAGCTGATGAGCCCCCACGCCGCCGACACCACCACCCTGGCCGTCCAGTTCATCAACGGCATGGATCTGATGATGGCCTGGGCGACCTCGGCGGCGGAGATGGCCTCCGAGTCCGTCCGTTACCTGATCCGGGACGAGACAGACAAGTTCCCCGATTTCTCAGGCAAGGAAGCGGATCCCCGTTCCCTGTCTGACATGCGCACCAACGCCTATCCGGACACAAAGAAGATCATTGACATATCCACCCCCACGGATGAAACAAGCCTTATCGGCAAGGCCCTTGAGACGGAGGCCGACGAGATCCGTCACTATTTTGCCGTCTGCCCGATCTGCAAGGCGCCGCAGCGCATGGTCTTCAACCAGTTCACCTGGCCGGAGAGTTGCCGGGATCCCCGCGAGCTCGTGCGTAAGCGCCTGGCGCATTACCAGTGCGTCGCCTGCGGCATGCTCTGGGACGATTACCGGCGCAATTTAGCCGTCCGTGCGGGCTTCTGGCAGGCCGACGATCCCGTAGAACGGCCGGTTGTCGTGGGATTTCAGCTCCCGTCCTGGTATTCGCCGTTCATTTCACTGTCCAGCGTCGTGGCCGCCTATCTCCGCGGCAAGGAAGACCCGGCAAAAAAGTATGTCTTCATCACCCAGCATGAGGCCGAGGTCTACCGCGAGACGATCACCACGAAGGAAGAAGACAAAATCCTGGAGCACCGAACGGCCCTTCCGCCCCTGATCGTTCTCCCGGAAGCCATCACCCTGACCTGCGGCATTGATTGCCAGAAGCTCAGCTTCTGGTTTGTCGTCCGGGCCTGGGCGGAGGACCTCACATCATGGCTGATTCAGTATGGTTCGCTGGCCAACTGGGACGATGTCAGTAATCTCGTTTTCAATACAGCCTACCGTGTTCATGATTCAGACAAGACAATGGGGATCTGGCGGACCGCCATCGACACGGGCGGCGGCGAGACGGATTCCGACGACTGGTCCCGCACGGAGGAAATATACCAGTGGCTCAGAAATCAGCCGCCCATCGGCTGGGACAGCATTTCCAAGAAACCCGTGTATAAGGTTTATGGATGCAAGGGCGCATCCCATACTCAACTCCAGACCGTCCGCGTGACGACCATCGACAAGTTCCCCTCGTCACAGAAGGCCATTCCCGGCGGCCTCGAACTCCGCCTGCTCAATGTAAACGCCCTGAAGGCGCTCATCCATTACCGTCTGGAGCGGGGCCGGGAGCTGGATGCAAAGGGAAACGTCACCGGTGTCAAGGAAGAGTCCCAGCGCTTTTTCCTGCATGCAGCGACAGGCGAGGACTATGCCCGCCAGCTCCTGGCCGAAGAGCTGCGGCGTGATAAAAAAGGCAAGAAGACCTGGGTGCGTGTGCGGAAGGCGAACCACCTCCTCGATGCCGAGTGCCTGGCCGCGGCCTGTGCCGATGGCTCATGGATGCCGTCCTTGCAGATGATGGCAAAGCACCTGAAAACACAGACAGGCGAGGTGATCAAGAAGGAGAGACATCGTCAAATAAGCAGAGGCGTTGAATGAGTGAGGCGAGTACCATCAAGAGGGTTTTGACCAGCCGCCAGGAGATCATGGATTACGCCGGGATATCGCGGCATCTCTATTTTAAATTTGTGAAAATGGGGATGCCGGTGTTGTATATGGATGGCCGATGCTATGCCCACACTGAAAATATCGATGAGTTTTTCAGACTCGTCACCAGGACATCGGCGAAGCACGTTCCCGATGAAATTTTGAACGCCGAGGATCTCCCGTGACCGCCAATAAACATGAAGAAAGGAGAAAAAACATGACGAAAGTAAAGACGATATTGACATGCATTATTTTTTCATCTCATTCAGAAAATTTGACCATGTTATTATTTGGCCCCAACCACCACATGGTATGTTTTTATACAATGTTTCAACTTTGAACAATAAATTTAACCCAAGATAAAGATAAACAGGCTTATTTGCATACGTGATAGATTTTTGAGGATGCTTCCAACGAAAAGTAAAATAACCTTTATTCTCTCTTACGAGGAATTTTTGTGAATCATATGCGTTTTGAATATCAAATAACCAAACCATATTCTCATAAAAACATTCTCTTTTCTCAATGTCATCTGGTGACAATGGGGAACATTGAACTTCAACAATCTTACCATTTGGAAATACTGCATCTGCTCTATGTAATATATTATTTTTTCTTATCGGTATTTCGATTTGCGCGCCATTATATTCCATGCCGTTTTGAAGCATCTGATGAAATATTGTTATCGGTTCCGACCAACTATCACAATCTTCAGTGGAGGTATGAGACCAATGCCAGATATTAATTCTTCCGCATTTGGAAATAACCTTTCCGTTGCACGATGCACAGAAAGCAGTTTGCCCAGTGTGCGTGGGTCTAATTCGCGTTCCATTTGGTATGACGGCATAAAACATAAATTATCAACCGGTGAATGCTTTGAAAAGATAGCATACCTTACTGCTTTAATCGATGTATATCCTGATTGTGAAAATATAATGCAACGTGTGAGATTAATAAGAGCAATCAAATCAGTTGCAGAAAGTATTATTATTTAAAGCATAATAATAAGTTATGTGCGATTGATGAGGGAAAATATATTAACAGAATGAAAAGAAAAGGGATAATAAATTTCTTGACAAAACCACAAAACCCGTGGCAGACTTGTCGCACTGAACCAACAGCGGCTGATCCGCTCCGAGAATTGCGGTTTTTTTATGCCCCTCACCGGGCAGACATGAAAACGGCGATATGTCGGGGCAAGAGGGCCGAATACAAAACCCGTAAGGGGAATAAGCCCCGCCTTCTGTTGGAGGCAGTTGAGCCCCGGCGCTCATTAACGCCGGATACTAAACCAACAGGAGGTAAGTATCATGTCTGCTAAACGCCAAATCTTTCCCGTCGTATCCCTGGTCAACCAAAAACCCGTTACCACCAGCCTCAATATCGCCGAGGTATTCGGCAAGCAACACGGTCATGTCTTGCGGACCATCCAAAACATGGAGGTACCGGAGGAATTCAATCAATCCAATTTTGGATTGATCTCTTACCTGGATTCCTATGGTCGTGCGCAATCCATGTACCAGATCACCCGCGACGGTTTTACCATCCTGGTCATGGGCTTTACGGGCGCACGGGCGCTGCAGTTCAAGCTCGCCTACATCGCCGCCTTCAACAGGATGGAGGATGAGCTGACCCGCCGCATCGAGGGGACGGCAAGCCGCGTCTCCCCGGAACTCTGGGCGCAGATCAGGCAAAGCCACCGGGGGATCAAGCTCGGCCTCCGTGTGCGGCTTCTGGACATCTGCTGCCAACTGGGACGCCTGGCCGAAACGCCCCAATCCAAAGAGGAAGTCCTCCGGGATTACGCCGAACTTTGCGAAAGCATGCGCGAACGCGATGCCTTGCCGGCAGGCGGCGGCGATGTACGCGCCTTCCTGGACGCTTGCTGCATCTTTGGCGATGATCTGTCCGTCCGGAAGGAAGACCTCTACAATGCCTATCGGGAATATGCCGCCGCGGAGGACTTGATTGTCCTCGACAGGCAATCCTTTTTCCGCACCCTCTATGGCGTGGAGCATCTGCGCCATTATCACAAGCGCGTGCCCGGCGGCGCGGAGCGGCATCTTCGCGGCCTTGCCCTTGATCCGGAGCGTCATTCCTGTACCTGCGCCCGCCCGCTGCATATTCATACGGATGATGGCCGATCAGGCCGGGAGGTGCGCCATGACAGCTAAAAACAAGTCTTCAAAGCGGAAATGCGCGCACGAGGTCCCGCCCGTGCCTTCGGACGACTATCCCATTATCAGGGAGGAGCAAGAGGACGGGACGGTCGTTTACCGTCACCCCGTCGGATCCGAGATCGAAACCGGCACGATAGAGCTTGATTTTCTTTGGGCCTGCATGCACGAGCGTTATCAAAGCCTGATTGCGCTTCTCGATCCCGACGACAGGCAGCGGTTCGGCATCATCTTCGAGACGTTAGCGGCCTACAACAGGCGGCAGATGCACGAAGTCCTTGAATTCATATCCCGCTGCATCGGCGATATCAATGTGCATTACATTGACAGACCGGAAGAGGTTTATCGATGCGGCCGCATCGTCGGGATCAGCATTAAGGCAACGGATAAACACGAAGCATGAAAATAGTGTTGTCACCCTGAGCTTGTCGAAGGGTGTATGTTAGTGGTTTGTCATGGTTCGACCGTTCGACAAGCTCAGGGCACACCATGACAACATTGTAAAAAGCCCCGGTGAACAACATCATCGCCGGGGCATTTTTATGCCTTTTTTCGTCTATTTTTTGCCCCCCCGAATCACACCTAAAAAACCTTGTCAAGAACTTTAGTGGTCAATAGCCGGTATAAAGGCGGTCTATTTCCGGTCAATAGCTGTCCGATGGCCCTTTTTTTCAAAAACCCCATGTTATGGTGTAGCCGTCTTTGGAAACCACTATATCTTGAGGTTAAAGAATGGCTGGAATCACCCTTGCACAGGCGGAAGCGGAACTTGCTTTCTGGCTCGCGGAGAGTCGCAGGCTTGGCTATCAAATTTCAAGCGGAAACACGAGCCGATCAGTCCTGCGGGATCGAAAACATGCCTCCGAAATGGTGACTAAATGGAATACTGAGGTTAAATCTCAAACCCGCGGCGGCCTCCGAATGCTGGGAGGCACCCCATGCTGACGCCGGAGCAGATCAAGCCGAACCTGATCGACCGCGCAATCGGCTATTTCGACCCGATCAGGGCGGCAAAGCGGATCCGCGGCCGTGCGATGATGGCCTGGACAGGCTCCTATTTCGGCGCGTCTTCGTCCCGCCGGTCAACAAAGCAATGGGTGACATCCACGGGAGACGCCGACTCCGATCTGCTTTACGACCTGCCGAAGCTCCGCGAACGTTCCCGCGACCTCTGCCGCAACACCCCTCTCGCCGTGGGCGCAATTTCCACCGCCCTGACAAACACCGTCGGCACCGGCCTGAAACTCCAGTCAAGAATCGATCGCGACGTGATCCGCATGGATGAAGATCAGGCGGATGAATGGGAGGCGAAGACGGAGCGGGAATTCCGTCTCTGGGCGGAGTCCCAGGAGTGCGATGCGGCCAGGACACAAAACTTTGCCTCCATCCAGGAGCTTGTTTTCCGCCAGACCCTTGAAAACGGCGATGTCTTCACCCTGACGCCCCGCTTCAAGCGCGGCAATTTTCCCTATATGCTTAAACTGCAAATCGTCGAGGCCGACCGGATATGCAACGAAAAGTGGAAACAGAACACCGAAACCCTTGTCGAGGGCGTTGAGAAGGACCCAAACGGCGCTCCGACGGCCTACCACATCCTGAATCAGCATCCCGGCTCTGACATTGTATCAAAGAAATCATTCACCTGGACGGTCGTTCCCGCTTTCGGGGCCAAAACAGACCTTAGAAACGTCATCCATAACTACCGTGTCTTGCGCCCCGGGCAGACGCGGGGCGTCCCCTACCTGGCCCCCGTCATCGAATCCCTGAAGATGCTGGACCGCTACACCGAGGCGGAGCTCATGGCGGCGGTCATCTCGTCCATGTTCACCGTCTTCATCAAGACTGAGGGCGGCGGGCTGGACGTGGACTTTACCGGCCTTGGAGCGGAGACCGGGGCAACGTCTACGGATACGGATATGAAGCTGGGGAACGGCGCGATTGTCGGCCTGGCAAAAGGCGAGAGCATTGACACCGCAAACCCGCTTCGGCCAAACACCGCATTTTCCCCGTTCGTTCAGGCCATCATGGAGCAGATCGGGACGGCCCTCGAAATTCCCTATGAGATCATCGTCCGGCACTTCTCCTCATCTTATTCCGCATCGAGAGCGGCGCTCCTGGAGGCCTGGCGGTTTTTCCGCGGCCGGCGGGCATGGCTGGCACTGAACTTCTGCCAGCCCGTTTATGAGATATGGCTATACGAGGCCATCGCGGCGGGCAGAATTGCGGCCCCGGGTTTCTTTTCGGATCCCCTGCTGCGCAAGTCCTACGCCGGCGCTGTCTGGGTGGGCGACGCTCCCGGCTATATCGACCCCGCAAAGGACGTGAGCGCGTCAAAGGAGCGTATGGAGTTAGGCATCAGCACCCTCGACGAAGAGACGACCCTCATCACGGGCGGCGACATGGAAAAGAACCTGCCACGCATCCGCAAGGAGAGAAAAGAGCTGGCGGAGATCGGCCTCTGGCAGCCCGTGCAGATGAGAAAACCGCAAATACAATACCTTCCGAAAGGAGAGCAGGAAGAATGAGAATTCTCGATGTCCTTACTGCGCCATGGGCGATTGAGCCGTCGAAACTCCAGGAGATCAAGGCCCTGTATCAGTCCCATATGAAGGGTCCAAAGGTCGATTGGAAGGGATTGCAGGAAAGATTGCTCGCGGGGCAGGCGGAATATGAGCAAAAGCAGGCCGATGCCCCGGAAAGAGGCTACGACCTCGTTGACGGCGTGGCGGTGATCAACGTGTCCGGCGTGCTTACTAAGGCAACGACGCCCTGCTCATGGCTGTTCGGCGGCACGTCCATGCAGGACATAGGCTCCCAGGTGGTTGAGGCAATGGCTGATCCCTCCGTAATGTCGGTCCTTTTCCGCATCGACTCCCCTGGTGGAACAGTGGACGGGACACAAGAGCTTTCCGAGCTCGTGTATTCCTTCCGCGGGACGAAGCCCATGATCGCCTATACCGATGGCGCCATGGCCTCCGGCGCCTACTGGATTGGATCGGCGGCGGACAAGCTCTATATCTCCGGCGATACGGTCCATGTCGGGTCTATTGGCGTTGTGGCGACGCATGTGGATCAGTCCAGGGCCGACGAAATGGCCGGCGAGAAATATACGGAGATCACATCGGGTAAGTTCAAGCGCGCTGCATCGGCGCACTTCCCCCTCAGCAAAGACGCGAGAGAATACCTGCAGGAGCAGGTCGATTATCTCTTTTCGGCTTTTGTCTCCGACATAGCCAGAAACAAGCGAATATCTGTGGAGAAGGCCCTGGAAATGGCTGATGGAGCAAGGATCTATATCGGAAAACAGGCGATTGAGGCAGGTTTGGTGGACGGTGTTTCCACCTACAACAGCCTCATCAACGGATTGGCTGCCGGTGACGCGGCCTTTTATTCACAATCGGAAAAGGAGGTTGAGACAGTGAACATAACTGAAATGAAGGAGAAATTCCCGGCAGTCTATCAGGAGATTATCGACGCCGGGAAAGCGGAGGGCGTTCAAGCGACAGCGGCGACGGTGGAAACCGCAAAGGCCGAAGCCCTGAAGGCGGGCGCGGAAGCGGAACGGGCGCGAATCATGGGCCTTAACGCTGCCCTCATCCCCGGCCACGAGAAGCTCATCGAGGCGGCCATTTCCGACGGGATATCTCAGCCCGGCGACGTGGCGCTGAAGATCGTGGCGGCGGAGAAGGCGACCAGGGAAATGAGACTCGCAGCTCTGATAGAGGACGGCAAAGAGGCCGGGAAGGTGCCCGGTGCGGCGGCTCCCGTAAACGAAAAGCCGTCGGAAAAAGCAGGCAATCCCAAAGAGGCGGGCGACAAGCTGGATGCGATTGCCCGCAAAATCAAGGACGAAAAGAAATGCAGCTACATCGATGCTTTTGCTCAGGCAGAGCGGGAAAACCCGAAGCTCGCAACGGCTTACAGCATGAGAAAGGAGGGCTAAATCATTATGGCAACAGGACAAACAGGAGAAGGATTCAAATACACTGGCCCCGCGAAAAGGGACTTATCCAGTTACCAGTACCACACCGTTACACTCGATACGGACGGAAACATTGACTACTGCGATACCAGCGCGGCAACCATGCCGCTGGGCATTTTGCAGAACAAACCGAGTGCGGCCAACCAGGAGGCGGAAGTCGTCTTCCAGGGCCGTTCGCTCATGGTGGTCAATGCCGGCACTGACATCAGCCAGATGGACAAGCTCGGATCTGGGAACGATTACCACGGCGTAAAAGTGACCGCAGATGATGCGCTTTATTTCGCCATTGCGCTTGAAGACGCGACGGAAGACGGGGACATCATTGACGTGATGGTCGTTGGGCCGAGCTATATCAGCACCAGCGCCGACAACTAAAACACAAGAAAGGAGGGCTAAACAATGCCTTTACATTCAGACGTACATGTTGACCGACCGCTTTCCAATTTTGCGGTTGAATACCAAAACGACACAATCATCGCGCCCCAGGTGGCGCCTTTTGTGCCGGTAAACAACAAGAGCGACACATACATGGTCTTCACAAAGGCCGATAAATTCAGCATCCCCAACGATCTCAGGGGGCCGAAGGCCAAGGCGAATCAGGCGACATGGGGAAGCTCGACCGATTCCTACGCCTGTATCGACCGGGCCTTGAGGGATTTCCTGAGCGACGCGATTGTAGCCAATAGCGACGCGGCCATCAAGCCGGAGCAGAGAACAACGGCTTTCCTGCTCGATCTGCTTTTGAACAACTGGGAAAAACGGGTGGCCGACCTGGTGACGACCTACGGGAATTATGCGACCTCCGGGCTACGCACAACCCTTTCCGGAACATCGCAGTTTTCCGATTATGCGGGCTCCGACCCCATCGGCGTGATTGATACGGCAAAAGACGCCTGCTTCATGGAGCCGAACACCCTCATTATGGGCAAAGACGTATGGACGAAACTCAAGCGGCATCCGCAACTTCTGGATCATGTCAAGGGCGGCTCGACATCTGCGAACCCGGCGCTCGTGACCTTGCAGTTGGCGGCGGAAGTCTTTGAGGTTGACAGAATCCTGGTAGGCAAGCGCCGGTACAACAGCGCCATAAAAGGACAGACGGCGGTGTATGAGCGGCTGTGGGGCAAGCACGTTGTGGCGGCCTACATCGACCCAGCTGTGACCCTGGAAAATCTCACGGCATGGAAAACATTCCGGTGGACTCAGGTATCGACCGATGCGGGCTACAAGGTCAGACGTTACCGCGACGAGGAAACGGGCGGCGGCGGGCAGTGGATCGAGCCGGAGATGTCCATCGTCGAAAAGGCCGTATGCAGCGATCTTGCTTATATAATCAAAGACGCGGTGGCCTAAACAACAGCTCGAAAGGAGGGCTTGAAAAAATGAGAACAAAACTTATCTCCTGGGTGGCTGTTGCGGTGATGCTGGTGTTTACGGCCTTGCCGGTTATGGCGGCCACAAACTGGGACGGGTACTACACCAATTTACTTTTAAAGGGTTATCTGGGCGGTCCCAAGGGCGATACGATGGACAACATGACGCTCAATTACTGGAAGTTCAACGGCGCGTCAGGAAGCTCCATCTTTAACATTTTGACGGGTAACCTGAAGGTGGGCAACGAGACGCCCTCTGTGACGCTCAACGGAGAGGACGCCTATATTGAAGGCACCCTTGAGGTTGACGGCGCGGTACGATTCGACGGCTCATCCCTGACGCTCCGCGGCATTGCCTACACCCTGCCGTCGGCGGATGGAACCAACGGACAGCAGTTGACGACAAACGGCAGCGGGACGCTCACCTGGGCGTCTCCCGGCAGTTCTACGGCCTGGGACGACATCAGCAATCCTGATGCCAATAAAACAATCACTTTCGGGACTTACACAACCACGCTCACCGGGGCGCATACCGCGGCGGACGGCTTCACCATCCAGAACACCGGCGATTTTGGCGACATCTCCATCCTGAAGGTGCAGCAGACAAGCGGAAACCCGACCAACGGCACGGTGCTTGAGGTCATCAGCGCCGACACCGATGCCGACGCCCTGCTCGTAACGGCGAATTCCATCAACTCGATTCAGGTGTATGGATCGGGCAACGTGGACATCATCGGCGGCACGGGAGTCCTGAATTATACGGACTTCGATGTGTCGGCAGACGGGGCGATCACGCTGGCCTGCGACGACGGGGGATCGATGATCACCCTTACGCCTTCGGCGGCGGCGGTCGGCATCGATGCAAGCAACGCGACCCTGACGAACGCGATCGATGTCGGGGCAAACACCATTGCGGGAACCACAGCCGTCATCGACTTTACCAATTTCGACGTCGATGCTTCCGGCAATGTGACGGCGGTAAACGGCGTCTTCAGCGGCAATGTCAGCGTGACCGGGACATTCCAGCAGGATGCCATTTCAGCAAAAACGGCAGCGACCACGCTGACCGTGGACGGCACAGGCGCCGGAGGGGTGACGATCGGCGGAACCTCGACGGGCACCGTTACTCTCGGCGGCGGGGCGACCCTCGTCAATCTTCCTTCGACGGTTGACCTTGTTTTGGCGGGGGGCGACTTAACCGTCACCGATACGGCCAATGCCGACATGGTGGTTTTCACCAACAACACCCTGACGACCGCCGACCTGGTGACATTATCGGCAACGGGCACGCGCACGTCCGACAATGTCATCGAGATCATAGACGGGGCGACCACGGCCTCGACGGTGGGCATTACCGCCAACGCCATGACGGAGGGAACGGCCATCTCCATCACGGCAAATGCCATGACTTCAGGGTACGGCGTTTCTTACAGCTCCAGCGGTGCAGTCCTTACGGGCGCGGCCTTTAATGCAGCCGTGACCGACGGGGCAGGGTTCACCGGCTCCTATTTCCGGGCTTATGACGGGGCGGCGGAAGACTTCGCCGTCAAGCGGTACGGCGCCACAACGATTGCCGGCAATGCCTCGACGGATGTCCTGACCATTACGGCGGGCGATATACAGGTAACGGCGGGCGATATTGATGTGGACAGGGGTTTCATCACGATTGACAACGATCAGGATGAGGCCAACTACATCAAGCGTAACTTTGCAGGCGCGGGAACAGGCCCGGCCTTAACCGTAGAGGAGACGCACGCTTCCAGCACGAATCAGGCATTGTATGTCAAGAGCGCCGGGACTGCGGGAACTGCGTTAAAGATTGACCAGACCGGAACGGGCAATGCGACGGCCTTGCAGATTGCGGCATCAGGCGATTATCCCATAATTGACATTGATGCAGCGGTAGCGAGGGATGGTGATGTCATTGATATTTTGATGACGAATATGGTTGACGAGCGTGCCCTGAATATTACCGGAGCCTGGACGGGCGCAACCGGCGAGGGTCTAATTGAAGTCAACACCACGGCGGCGGTGACTATTCCGGCGGGCCAGCTTTTGAGGCTTGACCAGAACGGCACAGGCCAGCATGCGGCGGCCATAGACGGGTCTGTCATATACGCGGCAGACGCGGCCACGGCTCCCGGCGTGGGTACTTCTTACGCCGTGACCATTGATGCTACAAACATCGAGGCATTGCACGTCAAGACCGGTGTTGTGCAGGTCGATGAAAACATCACGGCAACGGGGACCATCACTGCAACGGGCGGCCTTACTGTCAATGAAGACGTTCTTGTCTCTCTCGATGCAGCCGACGAAGAAGTGACTATTCAAAATTCGGCGACGGATATGGTGGCAAATACAGCGGTTTTGGTTGTCAAGGGCACGGCAGCGGGCGGACAGACAAACGCCTCTTACCTTCTTTCCCTTGATCGCAATGCCGACGGCGACGCTCAGGACAATTTCATTGTCATGCGCGACAACGCCTACACCGATGTCAAATTCAAGGTGGATTCCGGCGGTGCGACAACCGTGGCGGGGCTTCTCACGGCAAGTTCCGGCCTCACTTTGACGGGTGCAACCAACCTGACGGCGGCAGTCCTTTCGGGCGCAACTCCGCTGATCCTCGACGGGAATACAACAGACGGGACTAACCGAGTGGCCGTATCCGTCACAGATCCGACGGCGGCAAGGACGCTCACGGTCCCCGACGCCACAGGCACAGTAAAGCTCAACTGCACAGCCACGCACGATTACGCTGCGGGAGCGGACGACTGGACTCTCAACGTAGCAGAAAAGATGTGCAGCTTCATCACGGTGTCCAACGCGAGCGGGGCGGTGAATGCCTATGTGCCGGCGGCCGTACCGGGTCAGCAGTATCTCATCTATAACGGCAGCGGGGCAACACTGACCTTCAAAGTGACCGGGCAGACCGGCGGCACAATAGCCAACGGGAAATATGGCCTTTATGTCGCCCACGCAACCGATGTGATTGAGATATTCGAGCAACCTTAACCATTCTTACCGGGCAGGGGCGCGACTCCCCGCTCCTGCCCGGTCCCACCTCCAGAAAGGAGGCATATATGAAAAGCATCAAGTTGTTCCTGGCCATATTACTGCTCTTGCTTCCTGCGCTTTCCTGGGCTGTCGATCCTTCTGTGGTCACCGTGTCCTATGGCAGCGTCAACAGCGAGGTGTCGACCATCACCTGGTCATGGGTGGCGAAAAGCGATGACGGGACGGTGACTTCGACGGCTTGCTCCAGCTTCAAGGGCTGGGTGTTTATGGCAACAACAGATCCCGGCACGGTGCAGCCGCAAGCCGCTTATGACATTGCGTTAAACGATTCCGATTCCGTGGATATCATGGGCGCAGAGCTGAACAACCTCAGCCAGACGGTCAGCGCCCATGCAGTGCCAAAAATAGGTGCATCCTATTACGGCCCGCGTTTTGTCAACGGCGCCCTGACCATGGTTTTGACCGGGAACAATGTCGGATCGGCAGCGGGTACAGTGAAAATTTACTATTACCGGACGCATTAAAGCAGCGGAGCGGGCCGGGATGCTCGAACATCCCCCTGAAGGGTAACAGGCAAGGACCCGTCCGCCGGGCAGGGACATAACACGAAAAAGGGGCGGTGGCAAGATGGAGACAACCATTATAGCGCTTATCGGCATCGGAGTGGGCTTCCTGCAAGCCATCATCATCTACATCTTGACCGGGATGAAAAGCGAAATATCCGAAGTATGGCATCGAATGAACAACCATTACCACGAGATAGAATGCGGCAACGATGCCTGTAAGAAATTAAGGACCGGGAATGTCGTGATACCGCGAGGCACGGAATGAAAGAAAACTTCCCTGCATGTCTGAAACTGATCTTGTCTTCCGAGGGCGGATTTGTGGATCACGCCCTCGACAGGGGCGGCGCCACGAACCAGGGGATCACCCTGGCGACGTTGCGGCAGTACCGCAAGGATTATGACTACGGAGATCTCGACGGAGACGGAGACGTGGACGTTGACGATGTATTCCTGCTCGAAACGCCTGAGGAAGCGGCGCCGATCTACAAGCGCCTGTTCTGGGACAGGATGCGCCTCGATGAGCTACCGGGCGGCGTCGATTATTTGTTGTTCGATTTTGGGGTGAATTCCGGCCCCAAGAATGCAGCGCGCATACTCCAGAAGGCGTTAAGCCGGATGGGATACAACCTCGACCTCGACGGCATCCTGGGAAGCAAAACCATCGAAGCGGCGAAGAATGCAGATCCGGATCAGCTCATCCGCAACATGCTCCTGGAGCGGGACATCTTTTACCGCAAAATTGTCGCCTGCGACATCAGCCAGGATATATTTTTCAAGGGCTGGATGAATCGCCTGGCCAGGGTGACGACTGAAGTGCGACATTTTATTAAAGAGGCGGCTGCATGAAAACCCTAATCATCATCGCCCTGGTTATGATTGCGACGGTTTGCGGAGTGCTGGGCGGACTTGCCTTGTTTTTTGACCTGGCATGGTTTTACGGGAAGCCCGTCTTTTACAAATGCCTCGCGGCGGTCATCGCGTCCATAGCGGTGATTGTATTCGTGGCAGTTAAAATGTGAGGGGGACAAAATGGGCTTTGATATAACAGGATTTGGCTCGTTATTCGATTTCGGCAGTAAAATCATAGACAAAATCTGGCCGAATGCGGAAGACGCGGCAAAGGCAAAACTGGAAATGATCAAACTCCAGCAAGCCGGCGAATTCAAGCAGATGGATCAGGATTTCCAGCGTGCTATCGAACAGATAAAGGTGAATGCGGTTGAAGCCGCAAGCGGCTCGATATTTGTGGGCGGATGGCGACCGGCAGCGGGATGGGTGTGCGTGGTAGGGCTTTTTTATACATTTCTGATTCAACCGCTTTTATCATGGGGATCTGCAATATGGAAATACCCGGCGCCGCCGTCGATCGACACGGTTGTTTTGATGGAGCTCCTTTTGGGAATGCTCGGCATTGCGGGATTAAGGTCATACGATAAAAAACAGGGCACAGCGGCAGTATGAAAGCTGGCTTATAAAATGACAAGGAGGGCTTAAACGTGGCGACATACAATAAATTTCAGGACTTTGTGGAGCAGCTTGCGAAGGGGCTGCATCATCTGCACGCGGCGGGGGATGTGCTGAACGTCTACCTCACGAATAACGCACCCAGCGCGGCGGATGACGCCGTCAAGACCGACCTTGCCGGGATCACGGAGGAGCACGGATACGCGGCGGCGGACATCCAGAATGACATCTCCGAGGCGGCGGGCGTGGCGACCCTTACGGGCGTCGATGTCACCTTCACGGCTTCCGGCGGATCATTCGGCCCCTTCCGCTACGCCGTGATCTACAACGACACGAACGCCTCGGACGCCTTGGTCTGCTGGTGGGATTATGGCAGTTCCATCACGGTGCTGACCGGAGAGACATTCAAGGTGGACTTCGGACCGTCGATCCTGACGATTGAGTAAGATTTAATTAAGGAGGATTTATCATGCCGATACCGCTTGAAAACATGCCGGTTGTCCCAAACGCTGTCTATTTTCCGCAGATATTGATGCAGACGGCGATTATCAACGGGGAACTTGTGACATCCTGCCAGGTGCATTTTGCCTGTGCGTCTGTCGATGAACAAGGAAAATGGGAAATGTCGGGACAGAACAATATGATTTATATTCCTAATGTTTTAGCCATGGATGAAGATTTGAATGAACTGTCAGCCGACATGCAGAGTGTATATGCACTGATTATATCCATTCTCGGCAGGCTGAACGCAATCCGTAAGGTACTGTAATGGCAACTATTTGGTACGCACAACAAAGCAGCGTGAATCTTCAGGGCACGGCGAATATGTGGAATGACCTTGCTACTGGCTTAGGTAACTGGCTTGATCCGCTGAATGATGGGAGCATAGCTGCATTGGCCGCTGACGATACGCTCCGGGCAAACGGGAAAACGGCTATTGCAATAAATGCAAATGTTACTTGCGCTCAAATTGACACTCTCACAAGTGGCGGGGGTTTTACTGCGGATTCAGCGGTAAATATAACAGCAAAAATACAAGCTGGGACAACAACTTGTATTACTGTGAGCTCAGCAAATATACCAACAATTATTGGAGATGTATATTCAAGTGCAACGAGCACGAGTGCTTACGGAATATCACTTAGTACCAGGGCTGTAATTATCCAAGGAAATATAGTTGCAGATGCTGCTTTCGCTGTTAACGTAACAACCGGAACCGTTACTCACTCAGGTGGAAATATATTGGGCTCAACTACAACGGCAAGTACGCACGGAGTATATTTTTCTGGAGCTGGTACGTTAATAAGCACGGGCGGAGGCGCTATTAGTGGGGGCATAGCGGGATCGCGCGGCATATTTATGAATAGCGCGGGGGTTATTACAGTTACGGCCTCGGTTACAGGAGGAACGGACACAACGGCTTACGGTATAGGTGCAAATGGTACAATAACAATCACTGGAAACGTGGTTGGCGGAAGTGGGACAACTGCTTATGGAGTTTTTGCCAGCGGGACAACTGCAACGATTACCGTGAATGGGACAGTAACGGGGGGAAGTGCCGCAGGATGCAGCGGGGTCAATGCAGCGAATACAGCAATCGCTACGACGATTAACGGAAATTTAATTGATACAAGTGATGGATCTGCTGTTTGTGCAAAGAAGCTGGTCTTTAATCCAGGTTCATCAAACTACCATACCGCCTACAACGGCGCTGGAAACATAACCCTTTACCCTGCCTCGGCCATGCCAGCAGCAAAATATGTTTACAATGGAATCAACAGAGGGGACGGGACGACGGGAACGCTGCATGCCTCTAACTTACATTCGGGCGCGGGCATTGCCGGAAGCGACCTATCAGCGGGAATCCTGAAAGACGATGAAGTAGTTGACGATGTGACGGGAGAATATACCGGCGGTGGGGGCGGTGGGCCGACAGTCGGGCCTTTTGAAGTGGGGGCGTTTCGATGATTGTGCAACTTGATAGCGAAAATGCAGACAGGGACATTAAGACGGCGGCGATAACCGTGTTGACGCATACGCCTGATGCTTCAAATCCGATGATTTGTCAAGGTTTGATCTTTCTCGGCGACGGAGCAAAAAACCTTGACGGCACGGGCGGGGCTTTTCAGCTTATCATTACGGTAGGAGGACAAACGATTGAACCAAGCCCCCAGACCGTCACCTTTTCAACAGCGGTAAGGGCGGCGGTGTGGACAACGCCTTTCCCGGTGCCGGCGAATAAAGAGGTTGTCATAAAAGTTTTATCTCCAAACGTGGCAGATTCAGACGTTGATGTGACGGCCTATCTCTATGATATTTCGGCGCAAGGAGCGCTTGTCTTGAATAACCTTGACCACATTGCAGATTCCAACGGCAAGGTTGTTGTTGTGACGAACGATGACAAGACGGGATACTCCCTTACCCGGCCTACCGGCGCAGTTGCAACCTATGTCGGAAACTCCACAACGGTATTTAAAACGACGCTTACGGAAGCGACAAATGATTTTTGGATAGGATCATATTTGAAAATTACCTCTGGGGCGCTATTAGGACAGGTACGGAAAGTATTGGATTATGATGGAACTGACAAGATTATAACAGTTGCGGCGGCCTTTACGGGAATACCGGCGGACGACGTGACCTTTGTGTTGGTGAATGAATGAGTTTATTGCTGATCGATACTTTAGTTGAATATACCATCACGGTTGATGCTGGTAATTATGTGCTGACCGGCTCGGATGCGGGTCTTTTCTTTGGCTATTCCATGACAGCCGAGGCGGGGAATGTATCATTGACGGGTTTTGCCGCCGATCTGCTCCGGGCGGCGCAACTGTCAGCCGAAGGCGGTGCTTATGCTCTTACCGGCCAGGATACGGGCATCTATTACGGCCGGGTCATTGCCGTGGAAGGCGGCGCGATTGACATCACCGGAGAAACGGCAAGCCTGCTTTATGGCCGCAAATTATCCGCCGAGTCCGGCACGATCCTCATCACCGGCCAGGTCGCCGATCTCCTGAAAGACAGCATCCTGACAGCCACGGGCGGAGTGGCCCAGGTCACGGGCGCAGATGCCACGCTTGTGAGAGGGTTCATCTTGTCTGCCCTCCCCGGTGCGATGGCGATCACCGGCCAAGATGTTTCATTCCGTCATGACAGGGCGCTCTCCGCCGATCCGGGCGCGATCCTCATCACCGGCGATGCCGTGAGCTTCGTGCGCACCTACGAGCTGGCAGCCGATGCGGGCGACATCGAGATAGCCGGCCAGGAAGCCGGCCTTTACTATGGCCGGGTGGTTGCGGCGGATGCGGGCGCATATGACGTCACCGGCCAGGCGGCAACATTCCTTCTTACTCTGGGGCGGCAAATCTACCCCAAATTCGAGAGCGTAGCGGCGCCCCGCAAGCGGATGATCAACGCCCCGCTCAGGGACAGGATTATTTACGCTCCGCCCAGGCGGAGAACCATAAACACTTACTTGGAGCAATGACATGGCCGAAGCGCTTGGGAACAAAGACCCGGAAGAAGACTTCTACATCGGCTTCAACTTTGAGAATGACCTGATCTTTGACGGCGATTCAATAGCCTCGGCAGTCGTCACGGAGTCGGGCGGATCGGGGCCGAGCGACGTAATCCTTGACGGTACAAAGCAGCGGATCGCCAGCCCGTATGTGTATGTATGGTTACAGAATGGAGTATCCGGCACGACCTATACCCTGAAATGTCTTGCGACCTCGATACTCTATTCCGAGGTCTTTAAGCGGACGGGAGAAATTGAGGTTTTAACCATATGACCTTAGCGACGCAAATATTGTCCGACCTGGACACCTTCATCAGCGCCGACGATTTCGGCGAGACGGTGACTTACATCAACACCGCCGGCGTTTCCGCCTCCATTGTCGGCATCTGGGATGAAGCGTTCGAGGCCTTCAATCCCTACGGGGGGGCGGTCACGGTGGACACATGCAGCCCGCAGTTGACCGTCAAGACGTCATCGGTATCGGCAGCGAAGCCTAAAGAGATCATAGTCCGATCCGCTGTGCGCTACGAGATCAAGAGCGTCCGGCCCGACGGCACAGGCGTCACGGTGCTGGAACTTGTCAAGGAGATATAGGATGCCCATAAAATCCATCAGACAGAAGATCGTGGACAAGATAGACGACCGCTTCAAGACGATCTCGCTGCCCAACGGCTACGAGACAGAAGCAGGCTCAAACGTCTTCTGGTGGCGTGTCCATGACCTGGCCACAAGCAATCTTCCCGCCATCGTATGCCGAGACCGTCTCCGCAGCGAGTGGGACGGCGTGGGCTCATGGCTCAGGGTGATGACGGTGGATCTCGAAATCCACCTGATCCCCGACGATACCGCGGACGTCGTCATGCGCCAGGTCCTCTCGGACATCGAGATGTGCATCGGCACGGACGTCACCTGGGGCGCGCTGGCGGAAGACACGAAGATGCTCGAACAGGAGAAGATAACCATCGAGG